AATACGCTTGACATCCTTTAATAAACTGTTTACTATTCTCTTACGGTCACTTGATCGGGACACATCGGAGAGAAGAAATGATTGAAGTCATCGAGCAAACAAACACCAACGGCACCAACGCCATGGTGGTCGGCGGCAAGCAAACAGTCACCATCACCGCCCAGGCTGCTACGCACCACGCCGCCCGCCGCAGCGCCTGCGACAACCGCATGATCAAGGCATACACCAGCCCCGCTGGCTTCTGGGTCAAGCACAACAAGGGCAACACCTTTGTGACCGACTACACCAAAGCAGTAGCCCTCGCAGTTCGCCACGCCAACCGCATCTAATCGGAGAGAAGAACCATGAACGCAATCGACATCGAAGTGACCCAAATTGACCGCCTGGGCCTGCTGCTCGCCCAAATTGCCGACCTTACCAAAGAGGCCGAGGCCATCAAAGACCAGATCAAAGACGCCGCGACCGCAGGCGGCCCCTCCGCGTATGAAGGCAACCTGTACCGCGCCACCGTGGTCTCCAGCAACCGCCAGACGGTGGACTACAAGGCGCTGGTGGCCGACCTGGGCGTGACCGAGGAGCAGTTGGCCGCGTTCACCAAGACCACCGCCGTGTTCGCGGTGAAGACGGTCAGCCGTTAAAAGACGGGGCTTGCGCCCCTCTTGCACATTTCCTGCAAACAGTTTACATTTACTTTACACAACCAATCGGAGAGAAGAATGGACTACTACCAACCCCCCACCGACCATCCCAGAGCCCTGGAGATGGAATCCATCCAGACCAAACTCGATGCCAAGCGCACCCGCATGGGTGAACTTGAGGTCATCGACCGCGACTGGACAAGCCAAGAAGAAGACGAATACCGCGCCCTCGAAACCGAGGTGAGCGACCTCGACAAACTGTTGGACGAAACCTGGGAGAACCGCCGTGGATGACCACCAAGACTTGCACCACCAGCAGCAGTTGGATCAGCAGCAACAGGCCGAGTATTACCCAGCCTATTGCGACTACATCGCCAAGCGCATCAAAGACGCCATGAACGGGCCGCACCCCGAGAACATCATCATCGGGGCCGGATCAGTTCGTTGGGACTTGGGTGCGAATGGCGAGTTTGTGAGTACCAAGAAGCACCTGTTCGTTGTAGACCGTAACCGCAAGACCTACAAAATTTCCATAGAGGAGATGTGAGATGAGCAAAGCACCAAGCACCAAGATTGACAAAGTGGCCAACCATTTGGTGCGCCACAAGAGCATCACCAGTTGGAAGGCCATCGAGTTGTACCGCGCCACGCGGCTGGCCGACATCGTGTTCACCTTAAAGCGCCAGGGCTGGGACATCATCAGCACCATGCGCTATGAGCCCGATGGCACGCGTTACGCGGTCTACCGTTTGATCTCGTTTCCCAAAGGAGGCAACAATGCTTGATCTCAAACCCAAGCGCACGATTTTTATCGAGCAAGAGGAGCCGCTTTGGCTTAAAATAGTCGCCAGCATCGCCTTTGGTTTCGGCCTGCTACTTTTGATGTTCATCTAATCGGAGAGAATAGCCATGCAAAAAATCGCAACCGCCCTCGTCAAAGCGCAAAAAGCCTTCGGCCCCGCGCTCAAGACATCCACCAACCCGCACTTCAAAAGCAAATACGCCGACCTTGCTGCTTGTGTCGAGGCCGTCATTGACGCCTTAAACGACAACGGAATTGCGCTCATTCAGCAATCGCACGAATCCTCAGATGGCGTGACCATCGAGACCCTGTTCATCCATGAGTCTGGGGAGACCATCTCGGGCGGCAAGTTCCATGTGCCTGCCTCGAAACAAGACCCCCAGGGTTACGGGTCGGCCATGACCTATGCCCGCAGATACGCCCTCCAGGCGGCCTGTGGCATCGCCCCAGAGGATGACGATGGCAACCGTGCCGCCCAGGCTCCCAAAGCCGCTCCAAAGCCCTCCAGGACCATCCGCGACCGCGAGCAAGTAGAACACCTCGTCCGACAGGCCACGACCCCAGAACTGCTCACCACGGTCTGGAAAGCCTTGTTGCCCGAGGAGCGCGAGATGGTGCGCGACATCGCCGCCGAACATGGCGAGAAGTTGAAGTTGGACGCCAAACTGAAGGGAGGCATCCAAGATGCGTGAGCCCAATCCATTTCAGGGTGACGGGAACTGGTGGAACGACCGCCTGGGCAAACTGACCGGCAGCCGGATGGCCGGTGCCATGAACTTTCTGAAGTCCGGCAAGGAGTCCACCGAGCGGGAGAACTTGCGGTTTGAACTGGTCGCGGAGCGGATCAGCAACACCTTTGCCGACAAGTATGTGACCTCGGACATGACTTGGGGCATCGACCAGGAGGCCGCAGCCAAGGAGGCATTTGAGAACCGCACCGGCTTGATCGTGACCGATGTGGGGTTCATCGACCACCCGCGCATCCCGTTTTGTGGCGTGAGCCCCGATGGTTTTGTGAGCGATGGCTGCTTAATCGAAGTCAAGGCGCCCAAGACGAAAACGCACATGAAGTATGTGGCCAGCCAGACTGTCCCTGCGGAGTACAAGCCGCAGATGATTCTCCAGGCCGCTTGCACCGGCAAGGATGTCTGGTTTGTCTCGTATGACCCCCGCATGGGGGAGGGGCGCGATTTGTACATCAAGAAGTTCTGCCCCACGCCCGAGGAAATCGCAGAGGTGGAAAAGGCTGCGGAGCAGTTCCTCGCGGAGTGTGACGCCCTGTTTGACTTCTTCAACGAAAAATCCAACTACTTTGATAAAGGAGCATTTTGATGCTGATGATTGGCATGGCCCGCCTGGGCAACGACCCCGAGGTGCGATACACACCGGACGGAAAACCCGTGATGGACATGAGCCTCGCTTTCAACTACGGGCGCAAGGTTAATGGCCAGCAACCCTCGCAATGGATTAGCGCAACCATGTGGGGCGACCGGTGCGAGAAACTCAAGCCCTATCTCAGCAAGGGGCAGTTGGTGTTTGTCTCCATGACGGAACCCCATATCGAGGAGTACAAGCGCAAAGACGGCACGACTGGTGTCTCGCTGCGGGCCAGGGTTGGGGAGTTGGAGTTTGCGGGCTCGCGGCCAGAGCAGAAGTCGGAGGCCAAAAGCGCCCTGGACGGCCTTGATGATGATGTACCTTTTAATTAGAACGGGTCTATAATGGGTTTGTCTTCAGCACAAGAGGCAAACCATGATTCGTTCTAAAAGATGTTTTAAGTGCAACACCCTGAAGCCATTGGAGGATTTTTATAAGCACCCTCGAATGGCCGATGGGCGCCTCAACAAGTGCAAGGAATGCACAAAAAATGATTCAACTAAACGCAGAGAGGAGAAGTTGGATGAGATTCGGGAATACGACCGTCAGCGGTCTAAAAACAAAGACCGAATGCGGGCCTCCTATGAGGTCACCAAAATTTGGCGAGAGGCTGACCGCAGAAGGGTTGCGGCCCATAATGCCGTGGCCAGAGCAATCAAGTCTGGGTTGTTGGTTCGTCAACCATGCGAGGAATGCGGAGAACTTAAGTCCGTTGCCCACCATGAAGACTATGACCGAAAACTGGATGTTATGTGGTTGTGCCAACCATGCCACATCCAACGGCATCAACGGTTGAAGTCCAAATAATGGTGCCGACCAAGTATTGGGCCATCAGGCGCGACCGGTATTTCCTCAAAGACCCGAACGCGACAGGCTGGCCTTATCTGACTTTTGATTCAAAACAAGCCGCGCAGGCATACATCGACAAACACTCCGTAGAGGGTGAGCCAGCGCGAATCACCGTAACGCTAAAGGAGGTGGTATGAGAATGATTATTTTAGGAGCCTGTGCCTTACTGTTTTCCGGCTGCGGGGTGTTGCCGCAGAAGTCCGAAATCCCCGAGCAAGACCTGTTGGTGGATAAGGAGGTTCATGCCATGAGCCGCCTGGAGGTCATGTCCGCGATTACCGAATGCCAGACGGCCAGAACCCGTGCGTCCCTGGTCTACGGCAAGCGCAAGGTCGGCGGGGTCACCAGAGACATAGTGGTGGATGTCATATGCGCACCGCTCTATTGATCGTGGCTGGGGTGGTGGGCCTATCCACCGCCGTCCTGTACCACCACCTCGCGGTGGCGCAGGCCAGGGTCGAGGGTTACGAACTGGGGGCCAAGCAGGCGTTGTCAGTATCCCCGCCCTCGGAGCGCCTGGAGATGGTCTGCGCCGGTCTTTGGTTCTCGGACATAGGCGAGGAGTGGCAAAAAAGAGGGCTCCGCTAGGGAGCCCACAAGTCCACGCTGAGGAGATGAGGTCTCAGTATATCAGGCGAACTGACGGGTTCCCTGGCGGTCAATGATCAATTTTGACCCTCGGGGAGCCGCGTCAGGGATGTTGGGGACGCTGATGTGCGTCCATGAGTCGAACTCCAAGATGATCTGGTCGAACGGCACCTGGGCCTCAATACAAGCCTCCACGACCTGCCTGGGGGTCATCCCTGGCACTCGCAAATCTGCGGCGCACCCAAGGCGGTGCTGAGACCTGTCATTTGACCCCACCGCGTCATTGACTTGTTTTGACCTGAATCCCGAGTTAATGATCACCGGCTTGCCGCCGACCGCCGCTTTGACATCTTGGAGCAGGGCTGCAAGGCGTTTGAGGTTCTCAATCTCGGCCTCGTTGGGGGTGTTGTCCCAGCCGTTTCGGGCAGCCGCCTCGGAACGGGTCAGTTCTTCTAGGGTGAAGTTTGGCGAGAGGTTCATTTGTTTTTCCCTAGTAAGTCATCAATCTGCGAACTTTTTTCTTTGGAGCCCGCGCTCGATCCAAAGTAGTAGCCGAGAACCATGGTCACGGCAGAGGTCAGCGCACCCAGGACATAGATCAGGATGTCTTTGGACTCTGCGTCCACATCGGTGAAGATGATCACGCCGAACAGAATAAAAGTCAGACTGACGGTTCCCAGGGCCAAGACGGGAGTCACAATCTTGTTGAGCATGGGAGCCGCATCGCTGGTCGCAATCTGAATCTCGCGGTTGCGGGCCGACTCCATCTCTTTGCCCATGGCTTCCAGTTCAGCCAATTGCCCCTTCTGGGCCATCTCCATAAGTTTGGCCTGGGCCTCCGCTTTCGCGTTGGGGTCTGGGATTACTTTGTCGAGAACCTTCTCGCCAATCGAGAGCAGCGCAGCAAACGGGATCATTTGTCTTCCTTCATTGCGTTGATTGCAGAATAGGCGCCCTTACGGCCAACAATGCCGCCAATGGCACCGATACATAACAACATCACATCCTTCATCATGGAGAGGAACTGGGCGTCCACGGGAGCGATTCTTTCCATGTCTTGATCTACAAACATCACCGCGAGCAAGATGCACACGACCGAGATCAACAAGATGCCTGCCAGCACCAGTACGATGGCGGCCCACACCCGCACCTCAATCTGCTCTGTGGTCATTTCCTTAAACATTGTTTTCCCTTATCCATAGGCAGCGGGCTCGCCCGCCGGTTTCCTCGTACACCTGGGCCTTGCGCACCTCGCAGTCGTACATGGTCGAGAAGGTCTCGATGCGCACCTCCGCGCCAATCAAAAAGACCAGCAGCGCATAAGACATTAGATGCCCCGATTGATGATGGCCATGACCGCCGCGTAGACCACCATCCCACCAACGCCAACAATGGTGATGCCGCCAATCCAAAGGATCAGGTTGTCCCAGAACGCCTTTTCTGCGGCCTCTTGGTCTTGCTTCATCTTGATGCGGTCGGCCCGTATCTTGCGTCGCATCTCGCAAAATTTGCGGTAGCCGTCCATGCCGCCGAACTCACCACCTAAATTGGCCCAGGCACCTACCACGAAAAGGTCGCGTATCTCTTGCTCATATTGTCTGAGTTTGTACTCCGCTTCAAAGGCGTTAAACGCCTCCTGGGTGTCGCTGCCGAACTCTAGTTTTTGGAACAGTTTGGGCTTTTTGGGCTTGTTCTTCGCGTCCTTAATACATTGCTCAAGTTGGTCAGCAACGCCAGCATATTTGGAGAGTTGCGCCCAAACGCCCTCTGCCTCTTGCGCGAACTCTGCTGCCTTCTTGAGACCAGACCAAATCGCAGAGGCGGTCGCTAATAAGGTGATTGGGTCGATGATGGCCTCACTTGTCTGCCTTGTCGTTCAATCTATCAAAGAACGATGACATCATGCTTTCAAGTTTGTCGAACCGCGCCATCATTTCCTGACGCACTTCGCGGAGTTCATCGCGCCGAACATAAACTTCTGGGAGGTTCTTCTCGATGTGATGCAAGTCCTTGCGCAGTTCCTTCACCGAGTCCCAAATTTCTCTGGCAAACCACCCGATGAATCCAATGACTACGCCCAGCGCAATGTTAATCAGTATCTGCCAATCCATCTTAGGTCTTCATAATGTAGCAGAGCGCATAGTACGGGGGAAGGTTGGCGTTGGTGCCAGATGTCCCCGCAGAAGCGTTGGTAACAGAAATGCCAGTTACCGCTGAATTGGTCGTCGGACTTACTGCGCTATACGGTAACGCACCACTCCCAATAGCAGCAACACCACCGGCAATCACATTTGCAATAGTGTGAGTGTGTCCTGGGTCAGTTACTGATGCGGTGTGCGTATGCGAAACGACAATTGCATCAGCAGAGCCACCGGTGGCGTCCACCGAATAAGTGGAACCCGCTCCGACTACAAACCGGTCTCTAAGGTCTGGCGTTCCGTTGGAGCCGTTACACAAGGCCCAGCCCACGGGAATTGAGCCAATAGACCCAGACCACAAAACAATTACGCCGGTCGGGGTTGGGGTCGCGGGGGTCGGTGCCGTTCCAATGATTCCATACAGGTTGTCGTAGGTCTGGATGACCACATCGCTGGAGTCCGTTAAAACGAACTTGTAAAAGTAACCGTCTTGGAGCCATATCTCCGAGGGGGGTCTTCCGTCTGTCCCCAGGATGATCGGGTTGGTGTTCGCAATCAGGCCGTTGACATCGGTGTATGTTGCAAACGGTGTCGTGGAGCCCGCTTGATATGTGTGCAGTTTGCCCGCGTTTAATGGTAGGCCATCAACATCGAGGAAGTTGAAACCGTTACCAAGGGGGGAGAGAGAGACTGACATGATTAGTCCTTACCAATGTCTTTGAGTTTTACATCTTTGCCGTATTGACCAAAAGCCTCAAGTTCTTTTCTTCGTTTTTCGGCCTGTTTTTTTTCCGCTTTTGCCGCTTGCCTTGCTTGCATTTTTTGGCCCGCAGAGGTTCCAATCATTGTTCCAACCAATGAACCCGCGCCAGGATCAATCGCCGTGCCAACCGCAGTTCCTACCGACATTCCAATGGCCGGAGAGGTCTTTTCGAGCAACCCAACGCGGCGCTCTTGCAAGGCCGCGCCCTCGTATGGATGTTGCTCCGGCATCATGTAGCCACCATAGTTTAAGGTGTGGAATTTTTTTTGTTCGTCTATGGGAAACGAATAACGAATCTTGTCCGCTCTAGCGTTCAGAACTTTATTGGCTGCATTTGCATTCCAAGCACCGGCTTTTGCGCCACCGGCTTCGTACACCTCTCGCGCAATGTTTCCGCGCATTTCATTTTTAGCCTGCGTAGCGGCTGCGCGAACCTCCTCAGGAACGGTCAATTCCCACTTTGGAAGTTTTGTCTTGGGGTCTATTGGGCCAACCAGTTTTCCTTGGGA